ATGCCAGTGAGAAATGGGTGATTGATAATACGAATCCCCTGGTAATCTCTTCAGCGGTAAGAGACGGGAGTGCAGAATTTAATATAGCTGTTTTCATGCTCATAGATGATATTTATTCCTTCAAATAAATAACAAGAATGGATGAATTCTACGGTGGTAACGTATACGGGTACTCAATTGAGCCTACAACAAGCAAAGGTTTACATCGATACGTCGATTTAGTATCGTTGCTTCCTGCACATATCCAGAACAGACCTGACCTCATGAAGGTTGTATTGCTATTTCAAGATTATCTAAACGACGGATACAGAAAAATACCAGAACCCACAATAACTAGGACATATAAGAGCAAATTTGAAGATGTGTGCGGACCTTCTACCGAAACTACTTCATACGTTGAAATATCTAGGCCGTTGAATCATGACCCTTCAATGTATAAAAGGAGATTGACTAGTGGCCTTGATTATTCTAATTTAGGTAATGATCAAATAGAGGAATATTACAAAGAACGAGATTTAGGTACTTGGGCAATCGAAGATGAAGTAATGAATGCATATAAACAACAATATGCTAATATGTTATTTGGCGATAGCGGTAATTTATATTCATACTATAATGAACCAAGGCAATATTTTGATTCTATGAATTACTACATGAAGATGAGTGAGATAGTAGCTGAAAATCCAACTGCAACTGATTTATTTACGAACACTTTCATGTATTTCAGTGTTGCTAATAAAAACACATCAGTAAATTTAGATGAAGCATCAATGACAATAGATGAATTAAAAACCTTAATTCCTCTAGAAGGAGATCTTCCGAATATAGTATTTACTTATTATGCATGTGATGCTGCAACATTTTTAGCAGACTTCCATAATTTCACTGGGGATAGTGGATTAACATTCACTGTCGAATCCAGAAAAGTAAAATTCTTTTATGGAATTAGCGATTACTCGGATTACAATAAAATTCCCCCATTTGAAGGTATTACTGGTAATTTTGACGATGTGTCAGATGAAATTACATCAAACTATCTAAATTACAAAAATTCATTTAGAGTATCAATAACATATAATGCTAGAAAAACAGGTGCTGAATTAAAAACTAATTTCTTAGACAAATTAGGTACAACAGTGGGAGATTTTGCATTTGAGGTTAAGCCAGAAAATATAACCGATGTAGTTAGATTTGCCTATTCAGAAATTCCATTCATCGGGTCTGCATTACTCCCAATTTATGGATATGAACATCCAGAGAATTTTTATTCGTACTTCGCATGGCAAAACGAATATAGACATGAAGCTAAGGGAGCTTCAGTTGCAGAAAAAATCTATAGGCTGGCATATTCTAAGGATCCAAACGTATTTGATTACGAATACCTTCAGCTAATATCACAGCATTTCGGGTACTCCATTGAAACAGATGAACAAGAAATTAACCAGAATTCTTACTACCGAACCAAGGAAGAAAAAGAAGAAGTTCTTCGAAATCTAATAAGAAACACCCCAGAATACAACAGAATGAAAGGTACTGATAGTGGTATCGAAATGGTATTACTTAGCTTCGGACTAGTAGGCCGAATAGTCACATTGTTCACCAGAGGAAACTCAAAAATACCTGGATATGTTGATTTCATAGACGGTAAGGTTGTTAGTGGAGATATTGAAGAATACTTAGAGTCAGAAGGAATAACTGTAGTAGATGGTGAAATGTTTGATCAAGAAGGTAATTTAATAGGACCTTATGTAGAAGCCGACGTATCTGCTGAAATGGCAGAACAATTCAGAAGCGATTCTACTCTAGGCGGCAGTTCGGTTTATGATTGGTATGCAAGTCCGCACTTTAGGATTGAATTTGACCTTCTCAAAGATTATTTGAACATTGCGCGAAGCAGTAATCAATTCTCAACGATTGCAAAGACAATTAAGAGAATAAAGCCAATTAACACTGTGTTCCAAGGATTCTATGCAAAATTAAGTGCAGAATTTGGAAGTCTATTCATCAATCCGCCAGTGTGTATGAACAAATCGAAGATGATTCGATATGAAGATACTAGTTGCGCCTTTATAGATAATTGGTCTGAACAATGCGCATTGGAGCTAACTCATGATAGTTAATTTACAGAAATCTAACGTCTACACCACAGGAGATTTATCAAAAACTTCGGCTGGAAATCTTTCCGTGGAAGGTTCGATTAACTGTAATGGAGATTTGACGGTACAGGGTGGATCTAATGAGCTAAACAAAAAGCGAGATTCTATTTCATATGCAATATCTTGCATGGGCACTGTCACGTTAGCTAACGGAAATTCAGACAACTATGTTTATTACAAGACTGCATTGATTAAGGCGGATACATGGGAATCGTATGATGATTTGGATATTCCATTCAATGCCTTGCCTGGGTTTCAAGAAGAATACGATTTAGTCGGGTATTTGGAATATCTATTAACTATTCCAGAAAACATAGCAAAGCCAGAAAATAATGAATTCTTAGGAAACATCTATACTCTTAAAGGATATAAAACAAAGTCTATAAACGTGTATGATTTAATAGACTCTAATCTATCTAGCACAATTGAAATTAAGATAGGTCCTTATGTAGGCTCGTCGCATTTACTAAAGATAGACTCTCCTTCCAATCCAGTTACCATCAATAATTTAATAATGGACTCGACCGATGTTAAACCATCTCCAGAGGATATAATTTTTGCGATAGATGCTCAAACCATTTCAATCACCAATTCTATTTTGTTTGGTACAATCTATGCACCTAATTCTATCATAACTATTACGGATAGTGAGATTCGTGGTGGTATCGTTGCTAAGGACATAATCGTAACTGGAACAGGATCCACTACTATAAAGAATAATCTATTTGTTGGATATATTGAATCTCCAGTTGCACCTGAAATCCAAATAGATCCTCTCTCTTCAATGGATAATTATGACGAAGTCGAGATTAGCGTATATTCTGAAAGTACAATCCCAGATTATTATGAAATTAGATATACCCTAGACGGAACAACTCCGACGAGGACATCTATATTGTATAATGGGAATTTCACTTTATTCTCACTAGGAATAATAACGGTAAAGGCCAAGATATTTGGAAATGGAGTCGAAGATGGAAATCTTACTTCACAGGCATATGGTTTCAAATGTAAAACAGAAAACCCTTCACTTGTTAAGAATCAATATACTTCTAGATATTCAATCTCTAGCCCTGTTGGATCTAAGGTCTATTACACTGTAGACGGATCAAGCCCAACTATTCATTCAACCGAATATGAACCGTCGGCATTCGAGTCCATATTTAATGAGGAAGGCTCGTATTACATAAGATTTATCGCAATTCTTCCGGGATGTGATCCTAGCGGGATGGTAGATGAGAACATAATTGTAGAATTACCTGATACTGAGATTCACCCCCCAATTGTAACTATTTGGAAAAAGGGTGTTGTCGATCCACTCATTACAATCTATCCAGTAATGACCAAAAAACCACAAACTCTTGTATTTGGTGCAAGAGATGTAGCAGACCCAGATGTACAAGAATTCCTGACAGATGTCGAATTTACAATAGCAGATGTATTAGACATGCAATTCTCATTAGTACCATATAGTGCAGGTAATTCTATTAGATATTCGATAGATGAAAGCAATCCAGTGAAAGGATTGGACTACACGGAGTCAAGTAAAATAGACATAAGTTCTTTAAGTAATCATAGACTAAAAGCCTTCTCTCATGTTGATTGGGGGGAATATAGCCCTCAGATTGACTACACTTTCATCTTCAGAACAATAGACCATAAAACATTTGATACAAGTGAAAATGAGTTAAGATCTCAAGAGGTATTGGCTTCCTTGCAGGGTGGATCTAGTTATGCAATCGACATTGCATGGGTTGGGCCGGGAGTAGTAACTGACGATTTTGCAGTCTATCAAGCACTAATCAATATCCTTGCTACAGATATGTTGGAGAGAATATTTAATCCTACATTCGGAGTTAGTATCGGTGCTAAGCTCGCGGAAATTCACAAAATAGCCAGCGGAGAAAAGATAATAGCTGACCTGAAGGCCGAAGTTGAAGCCCAAGATCCTAGAATCAAGATTAAAGAAGAATTGTCATATGCCTATTTCGATGATGAAATAGGGGCTTTGGTTGTTGACTTGGTGTGGGTTAATACTCTAACAAAGAATTCAGCGACTCTCAAATATGCTTACGACTTAGATACCATTAGATAGCGGATAAATATTCACATGACTTCAAAAGTTGATACCTTCGGATTACTTATAGATAATTTCTCTTCGATTACACAGGAATCTTTAACAGCTAACTTTTCGCATTTGATCAGTTTTACCAACGCAAAAGGCATTAAGTCGGGTGATAATGTTCTTCCTATTGTTACTTATAGCGGAGCATCTTTATCTAAGGATTCCGCTGCAATGGTAATTTCAACAGGCGATTCATATCAGGAATACACCAACTATGAGAAAATATCTATACAATCAATACCTATAGGACTTTCTGCGGCTAACCCTGACGTAGTTGAATTCAAATACGCAATAAAGAACATTAATCAAGATCCATACAATACAAATACAGTATCGCACGATTCCTTCGAAAAGATAGATCCTAATTACTCAAAAGATGAACTAGAATTTAGTGTTCAGCTATCCCCTGATTATTCAGTGTCAATAGTATTTGCCAAAGCACCCCCCGCAAGGAAGGTTAGATACCCAGAATTATTCAACGAATCCATACACTCCTCAAATTCATTCTGGAATTATACCGCCAGTAATATTACTGACATATGCGAAGATGAATTCGTGAATTCTAATGAGAGAATAGTATATGTTAGGGTTAAGCAATCTAGCAGCATAGTATCTATGGATTCAGGGTCATTTAAGAACTTCACCCTCACATCTTTAGGCAAAGACGGCAGATTTGCAACTAAGAAAGATATTGTTTCGTATATGGCAAGCAATGGAGTGACTCTAGTAGAAGATTCAAATGGATATGTGTATAACGAATTAATGTATCCTCTGAAAAGCAATAATTCGATTATTGATATGTGTAAAATTAACGAGAATAATAAACTATATGTGAAATTCTCGATTGAGATATTTGACGAATACTTCCCAGAAACTGACACTACAGTAAAATATTCTCAGATAATAGCTTCAGTGTATTCGCAAGATAATCAAACTGCTTTATATTCTGACACAATACAAATGCCGTACTTCACATTAGATGATATTTCCTCTAAAGTATCAGTCTCGTCCAAAGTTAATCCAAATGATATAACGATCTCATCTTTGGAAGTATATTCTGAGCTAGTCGATAATACAGTTGATCCTATAATTGGAGGTAGATATGCACCTCCTAACATATACGCCTTCATTACTGAAACATGGGGTAGCAACTATGTCTATTCCTTAGATGAGCCTATTTCTGTTCCACTGGACAAGAACATATCATTTCAAGCAAAACCATCTAAGAGAAATGTGAATGTAAATCAAATATGGACTTCTATTGATGGAGCGCCTTTTGTAAATACCTCTACAGTTACTTTAACTGGCACCGGAAAGTACGGTGAGCATGTCTTTAGGGCATACGTCAAGGGGTTAAATGCAATCGGAGATAGTCTAGTGGTTGAAAGGGTTTTCACAATAAATCCAGTATTACCTCCTCCTGTTTTCACTTTTGATATTGTAGGTGGATCTGCAACTATAACTGGCACGTCAGACTTTGATATTCTATATTCGACTGACGGGTCAATCCCGGATTTGATTAATCGAACCAATGTTGCAATGTACACTAAACCATTAAAGATAACAAAAAAGACGATAATCAAGGCGGTTGCAGTATTCGAAGATCAGTCGAGTGATATAGTTAAATTTCCAGCCTTTGACCCCGACACGCTCTTCACGACTCCCACCGTACTACCAATTGTCACATTATCCGGATCTAATTCATCGGACGGATACACTTCCGAGGTACTTATTACCTTTGAATCGTATTCGGGCGTGGCATATTACACTCTAGACGGAACTGATCCTCTTGACGATAAGAATCTTTCTAGGAGGGTATACGTAGAGCCATTTAATGTGTTGCCAATTGGAAATACGAAAATGTATTTGAATGTAGGAGTTATCGAAGAAGGAAAGCGTAGCGCGTCTACGTACAATGCTTAATAAATATTTAACAAACTGGAGATATGATGGCTGACCCAATTTCGAGCACTCTTGAGATAAATTTTGCATTTGAATGCAACCCTTGGAGAATATCCAACAGTTCAATGGACTATGGGGTTGCAACAGATAATACTATATCGTATTACAATTCAACAAATAAAACAGGAGAGCCTATTCAAGATATTAACGAGGCCCCCAAAACGGCAGAATATGACGCTAATGGGTATATTACAAATACACCAATATACGATACTAATATGAAAGAAGTATCTCGTAGAATAGACACACTTAAACTATTCATTGGTGCATGTATTGAAAGAAATAAGGCTTTCTCCGGAGATTATTTTTTCGCATTCGATATTTTAGATGTTGTTGGCAATTCAAGTCTAAC